GTATTTAATAAAACAGGATACCAAACTTCTAATTCTGATTTTTTTATAAGTTTTTTATCAAACTTATTAGCAAGCTCATCTTGATAAATAATATTAAACACAGCAGATGTTAAATTGTCGCAATTTTCCCAATCAAATTTTTCATCCGACTCCAAATTTAAATTTAATTCGTTATTTTTTTGAAATGTAATTAATATTTCTAAAAATAAATCTTCAGAAAATCGTCCATGATTTTTACATGATGAATTTATTTTTTTAATTAATTCATATCTTTTCTTTTTGTCATTTTCTTTAGACAACGCATTTAATAAAAATTGATAAGGCTGTTTTCCATAAATTTTAACAAAAAAATCAATAACATCTAATATTCTATCTTTCATTTTAATCCATTTTTTGGCAGAACCAAATAAAACTCTTTGATTGTTTTTAATCCACCAATTTTTAAAATTAAAATAAAAATTATTATCGTATTTTATTTCTTCAAACATTAATATGCTTGTTAATTCATGATAAGTATTAGACATTAACCAAGACAACAAAATCATATCATCGTATGTTAATTTTTTTTGTTTTGCATATTCAATGAGTATTTTCCTGTGAACAGGCGGAACTGCATTTTGATATTCAACAAATTTATTTAATCTATAATCTATACCATTGTCATTTGGTATTTTCATAATTTGTCTTTTTCTTGTTTTAAATATTGCAATATCATATATCCAATGTAAGCACCTTCATTGCGCCAAAATTTAACAAGCTCTTGAGCTTCTTCATAATGTTCAGGTTCAAATTCAATTTGAATTGCTTTTCTCACGCCAGCAATCATGTCATCTAATTTATCCGAAACATCATCTTCGTCTAAAATTGAATAATCTATTTCTTTAACTCCTTGCAATTCAGAAGGGTCAAATGCCAATAAATTTATATCAAATCCTTGAAGTTTTAAATCATCAATTTCAAGCATAAGCATTTCAGCATCCCACTCTGCATTTATTGCTATTTTATTGTCAGCGATAACATAAGCTCTGCGCTGCGCTTCAGACATGTCGGAACAATCAATTGTAGGTATTTCTGTTATTCCTAATTTTCGAGCAGCCAAAACCCTTCCGTGACCTGCTATGATTCCGTTATTTCCGTCAACCAAAACTGGATTGCGCCAACCAAATTCTTTAATAGATGCTGCAATTTGTGCAACTTGAGTTTCATTGTGCATACGGCTATTGCGTGCATAAGGAATTAAATCCTCAATGTTTTTATAATGTATTTTAAGTTTTTCAGTCATAATTAATCCTTAGTTGTTAATAGTTGAGTTACTTTTTCAAGAAGTTTCGTTTCTGTTCCATATTTTTTTTCAAATTCTTTTATTCCAGCATGTAAAGCAATTCCATAACCACCATGCTGATGATGATTAGGGCATAAAGGAATAGCGTTGCTCCAATGGCTTTTTCTACCCATTCCAGCTCCATGTCGTATATGGTGAATATGAGGAGCAGAAAAGCCATAACCAAGATTGAGACAGACAATACAGCCAAGCTGTGATAACTTGTCATAATGATTTTTTTCATCTTTATTCATCCCAAGACCAGCCAATTTGTGTTGCCCAAATTTCTATTTGCTCTTGATAATGTGCCATTTGTTTAGTTTTAAGTGAAGTTGTGCTCAATATAACTTCATAAGTTTCACCGTTTACCGTTTTTTGTTCTCTTAAAAATTTATATCTCATTAAATTATGAACTTCGTCTTTTGTATATCCCGTATAATTTCCTATTGATGTATATAATTTCCACAATCTAGAATTTTGTTCAAGGGTTCTATCTGTTTCTTTTTCTTTTATTACAATTTCCCAACGCTTATCAAAATCTAATTCTTGTAAAAATTTCATAAGAAATGGAATATTTTGCAATGTTAAACTCCATGTTCTAATTATCATATTTTTTTACCTTTTTCAATTTGTTTTGGTTTTACATCATTAATCTCTAATGAACGGATATAGTCACAAACATAATCAACAACGTTTGTATTCCGCAGAATAAATATCTTTTTTGACATATTATTGTTTTTTATTTTCAGGTTTTTCTGATTCTGCTATTAACGCATCAGAAACATCTCTTAATGCTTCTGCCATTATGTATAAAAAATCAGGATTATTTTCATGCAAACTCATACCAATTATTTCATTATCTAAATCGACAGATATATCACACATATTTTTAGAACGTTGAGAATCATTTTTTTTAAACATTAAACTAAATAATAAATTCATTTTCTTTTTTCCTTTTCAATTTTTTTTGGTTTTACATACGGGATTATTTCTGTATATCGTTTGTGTATATAGTTCTTGGTTTTTACAGTAACATTTAAGTTACCTTTGGCAATGAATTCAATATCATTACCAAATACATCAAACATTGTTTTGATGAAGTCATAAACCTTTTGCTCATCTTCGGTCAACTTACCCTCTTAATGTTTAAAGAGTCTAAAGTAACCTGTAAGCGTTTTCTATTGGCTTCACGTTCTTCAGCAGTAAACTTGCGTGGCAATCCAACGAAATCTTTATGAGCTTCAATGGTAGACCTGCATTGAGCCTTGAACTGGTCGCAAGATGGTGCGTAATCATAGTTATGCAGCAAGGCGTTCTTAATTCGGTTAGGCGATATACCAGCAAGTTCCTCAGCCCAAACCTGTTTGGCGTTAGCAATGCCAATATCAACGCCATCTACAATCTGACCTAGTTTAAACTTGTCTGTAAATGAATTGCCAAAACGTCCGTGCAATCTCATAAATATTCTATCAACCCACTCGGCAGGTAACTTATTCATCATTTTTAACCTCTATCTCTTTAGCTTGGTAATAAGGGATGCCACTTGAGTTTGTAAAAATAGAACGAGCTGCTGCCATCGTATCTTCTTTAAATGATTTGGACTGTGGCTTATTAATCCAATCAGCTTTAAAACTAATCCATCCTCGTTCACAACAAATTGTTATAGCTTCTTCTACAGATATACCTGCCAATTTAGCTTCTCGTTCAACTGCTTTAAATGCTAATTCTGTTACAGGTTTATTTTTTCTAGTAATTAACCATTCTGATAATAAAACAGGAGATAAAGGCGGTATGTATTTATTAGTTTTTGGTTTATGGTTTATAGTTTCTAGTTTATAGTTTGGGTTTGTTTCGCTTTCGTTTCGGTTAGCGGAATTAACCGACTGGGTTTTCTTCGGTCTGCCGCCTAGCTTTCCATTGATTCTATTTATTTGAACATTGCGTTGATAGCTTTTAATTTCATCTTCAATTCTATTATGAAACCAGCTTTCTTTACCTTCTTGGAAAAAATCTTTAAGTACATTTAAAAGGTTTAGTTCGTTTTCTAAACCCAACATTAACCGACGCAAAACCACTTGGGTTTCTTTGGGTATTGGTTTTTCATCAAGGTAATACCAATCTATCAAAGTTCTGTATATGTAATGTTCTATTGGGGTGAGGTGAGATGTATCTTTGCGATAATCACCTATGTTAAATTGATAATAATGCATAAAGACCTTTCCATTCAAAAAAGCATCCACAAAAATAATTGGGCAGGTGGGTGAATGGATCCACTTTTCGGTCTGCATAACCTAGCCCTAGATAATTATGCGCTTACTTTAATAAAATGAAAAGAATTTTAATCAATTAAATAATTTTGTATTCCAGCTTGAGCTTCTTCAAAGCCGTGCGCCACTATTGCTTTATATCCTTGAAGTTCAGCTTGTTCTATAAAATATTTTTGAACGGGAGATAATTTGCCTTTTTTAGTTTTCATTTCTATAAACATTCCATGATATTTAGAAGTCGCTTTCATTAAAAACAAATCAGAAACTCCTGAAAGAACACCCTCTGCTTTAAGATTCATAGCTGTAACAATATGTCTTGCGCCACCATTAGGAATAGCAAACATGATTAGTTTAGGATGTTGAACCCTAAACCATTTAATCAACGCAACTTGCTCTTGATGTTCAGTCATCTAATTCAGTTGTTCTTTCTATAAGCGCAACTTGAGCCGGAGGAATTTCATCTTCCCAATTTAAATCTAATAAATCTTTCAAAAAAGCGTTTTCATCCGAACGACCAATCATATAAGCAGTAGAAAAACATACCCATAATGCTGAAACATCTCGGTTATAATAAAAATCTTCATTGTTCGGATGTCGAGTAAGATTGTGACCTTGCTTGGCAGCCCACGTTTCAAACTTTTCCCTTATATCTTGTTCAGTCATTTTTTTTCCCTATATTTGAAAAGTAATTGTCTAAAGCCAAAAATACATAAGAAGGAACTTTGTCACCATTAATAATTTTTTTCATCCAATGACGACTTATTTCTGTTTTGCGTTCTATCGCACTAAAATTATAAATTCCGCTAATTAACATAGTTTTAATTTTATCTTCTGAATATTCCATATATATTACCTTTTAGTTAATTGTTTGTTCATGTTATTACAAGATTGAAATAAATTCAATATATTTCAATAAAACTCTTTTCTTTTTTAATTTTCACAAGCATAATTAACTCATGCAGCAATCAAACTGCTTTTATTAGGAGCCAAAAAATGTATAAACCCACAGAAGTTATTCAAAAACTATCAAAATATTATTCCAATTCATACGACCTTAAATGCGAAATACATAAACGCAGAAAAAACAATATGCGTAATTATTTAGATGTTGCATTAGAAATTTTATTGGAATTAGAAGCCAAACAAATTCATTAGGATAAAAACATGACTATTTATCAAAAAGAAGGTTATGAATCTAAAGATAATTATTTTGAAACTCTTTCAGAAGAATACGATATTGATAAAAGCATAATTTATGCGTTATCAGATTTATTAGGCTCAAATGAAGATTTTGACGGGCTTATTTGTTCAATTCAAGATTATTGCGGAATATAAGGAGTTATAAAATGAAACAAACAATAGGTTTATATGAGTTTAGAGAAGCATTTAGATTGCATGAGCGAACTAATTTTAGTTATGAAGGTTTAGAAGTTTTGTTTGATGCTTTAGAACAAGATGAAATTGATACTGGAAAACAACACGAATTAGACGTTATTGCTTTATGTTGCGATTTTGTAGAAATGACTGCAAGCGAGGTAAGAGATTATTATCCAGCATCAACAGATTGGGAAAATGTAGAAGAATTTTTAAATTGTAACACTTGGATTTGTGGTTCATGGTTAGAAAATCAAAACAAACGTTTTGTATTTTTAAATTTTTAAGGAAATAAAAATGGAAGAAGGTTTGCAGCATTTTATTGTAACTTACGATAATTATTATCTTATTGATGAAAGATGGGCAATATATTGGGATGGAATTATTTATGATAGAACTAAAGCAGAGGATATACCTGAATGGGTGTTTGCGTTAAAAGATATTCTTGTTCATAAAATTTTTTAATGGAGTTAAAAATGAGTACAAAATGGTACGCAATTGAGATTTGGGAAAGCAAGCATAGTTCAACAGCTTTTTTTCAAGAATTCAAAGCTAAAAATTATTTAGACGCTTTATCTCAAGCTAAATTTGATTATCCTGAAAGCACAATGTTCAATGTTTATATTAATGTCGATGATGTATCTATATCAGAAGGCGGTAACAAATGACATACGAACAGTTAAAACAAATAATCGAAGCTATGGATTATAAAGACCAACAAAAAGAAGCAACCGTATTGTTAATTGATGCTGGTGAATTTACTAATATACATTCATTTCAGATTAGCAATAAATGGGATAGTTTAGAAATTGGAACGTATTATTTAACTGTTTAATTAAAAATTATTCAATATATTTAATAAAATGCTTTCTTTTTTTATTTAATTCAACGATAATTAACTCATGCGTTACTTATGACGCTTTTATTAGGAGCCAAAAAATGTCAGTAGAAACTTTAGAAGTTCAAAACATTACCTTTCACGTTTATTACGATTGCGAAGTTGAAAAAGACCCTTTAGGTACTGGTGACAGTCCTACCAAATATTACATCGAAATATTTTCAATTGAAGTTGGTGACGATACGCAAGATGTATCGGATATATTGCCAAACGTAATCATGAATGACATTACTCAACAACTTATTCAAATCGAGGCTAATTAAAATGGATAACGTAATTATTGTGGTACTTGGGTTCATCATTGTGTTAGCAATTCTAGTTGGTGCTGAAGCGTTGGCTAAAATCTTTGGATGGGATTGATTATGAGTGAGCAACAATTTCAAGCTGAAGTGATGGACGAACTTAGACAAAAGGAGCAAAAAATGAACACGTTTGAAAAATTATCGAAACTAAATGTATCTGACCACGTTGAAAAGAAAGGTCGTTTTAGTTATCTTTCTTGGACTTGGGCGGTTAGTGAATTGCGTAAAGCTGCGCCCGATGCTACTTGGGAAGTAATCAAATATGACGGGATGCCGTTCTGCAAAACAGAATGTGGTTACTTTGTAGAAGTTGCGGTAACGGTAGATGGAATTACATTAAGCCAAATCCATCCTGTGCTAGACAATAACAACAAAACGATTCCTGTACCTAATGCGTTTCAAATCAATACAAGTATTCAGCGTTGTTTAGTTAAAGCGATTGCGCTTCATGGTTTGGGTTTGTATATTTATGCTGGTGAAGATTTGCCCGAAGTCGAAAAAGAAGCTGAACCTGAACCATTAGACGCTACAGCTTACGTTAAATCTATTACCGATACCAAAACCTTAGAAGAATTACAAAACGCTTACAAAACTGCTTATATCGTTTGCAAAATGGATAAACAAGCACTTTTAGCAATCACTATTGCAAAAGACCAAATGAAACATTTGTTTGAAACCAATAAAGATTTTATTGATGGTTATAACGAAGTACAAACAAAGGAAAAATAAAATGGAACAAGGAACTCCTGAATGGTTTAATTCTAGGCTAGGCAAAGTAACAGCTAGTCGTGTAGCGGATGTATTAGCTACAATTAAAAGTGGTGAATCAGCCAGTCGTAGAAATTATCGTATGCAATTGGTTTGCGAGCGTTTAACGGGGAAAAAAGAAGAAACCTTTACCAATGCTCACATGGAGCGTGGAATTGAGTTAGAGCCTATTGCACGTTCGTTATACGAGATGGATAGCGGATTGTTTGTTAAGGAAATTGCTTTCGTAGAACATCCAACAATTGAAATGGCTGGATGCAGTCCTGATGGACTAGTTAGTGAAGATGGTTTGATTGAAATTAAATGCCCAACAGTTGCCAATCATATTGAAACGCTAACATCAAATGCTGCACCTAGTAAATATATTGCTCAAATGCAATGGCAAATGGCTTGTACGGGTAGAAAATGGTGTGATTTTGTTAGTTTTAATGTTGAGTTGCCTGACCATTTACAATTATTTGTTAAGCGTGTTGAACGTGATGATGAATATATTGCTAATGCAGAAAAAGAAGTAATTGCATTTCTTGATGAAGTTTCTGAAACAGTAACTAAATTGGAGCAAATAAAATGAAACAAACTGAACGCTTATTTTTATATCTAGTTAAATACGGAAAAATTAATCCGTTAGAAGCATGGACTGAACTTGGAATTTATCGTCTAGCTGCTGTTGTATTTGAATTAAGAAAAGCTGGATGGAAAATTACAACCAATAGAATAGAGGTTAAAAATAAATTCGATGAAATTTGCCAAGTGGCAGAATATAAAATGGAGCCTGTATAAAATGGAAGCTAATATTATTATTAAATCTCTTTATGGAATAACAAATCCAAAATTATCAAAAGAGCATCAAAAGAAATTACAAGCTGCCATAGATTATCTTGGCAATAGATATGTTTTAGCAACATCAATTCAAAAAAAAGGAAATAAATAATGGCTTCAGTAAATCTTAGTATTATTATTGGCAATGTAGGTAATGACCCTACAACAAACACTTTGCCAAATGGTGACATGGTTGCAAATTTTAGTGTTGCTACCAGCGAAAATTGGAAAGATAAACAAGGACAAAAGCAAGAAAAAACACAATGGCATCGCATGGTTTGTTATCGCAAACTGGCTGAGATTGTAGAAGCGTATGTACGCAAAGGCTCTAGCGTTTATTGCGAAGGTAAAATTGAATATAACAAA